CTTTAAACTATCCTCCATTACGACTTCACCCCAGCTCCCCCCACAGGGGATCGATGCTGGCCAAGATCGACGGAGACATAGGAATTCAAAGAGTAGAGATCTCGTGGAAGGGTCTAATCCCTTTTACGACCTCTATTTAAATTCCTCTGTGGCTTCCACAGGGGTCTCACCACAATCTATTGGTGATTTGAAAATACACGGATGCTGCGCATTTATGTCTCCTCGCGTGAGGGGTACGCGTAGCAATATGTATTTAACTGAGCGTGCGAGTGAACGGCTTACGCATTTTATGCGAAAACACTCCCATATCAGACCACGGGTTTTGTCTCTTTTACGAGGCACACCCATAGCATTAATAAGAAAGATAGAAGATCTAATTCACTCAGTTATTGACTGTTTTGTTTTGGCCTTCGGCGAGTCTATCGTAAAAGACTGGTCGAGAGGACTTCGTATTCTTATTGTTAAAGTTTGGCAGCATATCATGAGCAAGGGGGACTATGCCCCTTGCCTTGGTATGTGGAAGGACTTCACCCATAGCACCTGGATTTATGTATCCGGAGCTCATGTTGAGGTCCAACCAGAACCTGGCAAACGAAACATATTTTCTCGCTGGTCTAGAAAATCCAGTGAATTTATGAGTCGCCTAAAACTTATCACTGATAAGGAAGGCGCAGAGGTCTTTGGAAACTTCTGTCAATCACGGGGCATGCCCTGTGGTGGCCAAACGGCCGAGAAGAAATCCTATGATCGTTTTAAGGGTACTGTGACAAGCACTTTCCAGATGGGCATACGTGATCTAGCTGATCTTGATCGCACGTCCTTCTATATTGGAGAGTACCTTAAATCCGTTTGGGGTAGTCATCTACCACAGTCTATTTGTCACATTAGTGTGGCAAGTAGTGGTGACTACAATCTATCCTCAAAGGCTGGTGGACGCGGTGAAATGATTCGCTCGAAAATGTTCGAGTATCTCACTGTCGTCCCCATAGAGGACAAGATTATTGAATTGCCTTATGGCATCAAACTTTCAGATCAAAAGGGTATCCCCCGATGGAGGACCTGGCTCAGGACTTATTCAGTCTTGGCACCCGATACTGTAAAGTTTGGAGAATTGAGGCACTCCTATGGCGAAGTTTTCGTCACGGATGAGCGTCGATGGGGCTTTGACGAGATCTTAGGATACCAAATTTATGCAATAGCTTTACTCGAAGCAAAGCAGTTTGGTTTCTTTGACCCAGACAATTACGTAGTGTACTGTCCTGAGGCGATCCCGTCAAAATTGGCTTTCCTACCTGAAACAGGTGGTAAAGTCAGAATTGTTACTACCACATTGTGGTGGAACATCATTATCCAGCAACCAGTCGGGCACTTCTTTCGAGAGGTGTTATCTCGACATCCTGCTGCACGTGATGGTCTCTCTAGATCAGAACAAGCGGCCTGTTGGATAAAACGTCTCAACAAAGTGTTGAGAAATGACAGCTGTAGATTGTTGTCATCTGATCTGTCGGAAGCGACAGATGTGATCCCCCCTGAGGTTTCGAGTACTCTACTTGGAGCATTCGCTCGGGGCTTGGGTCTAGGTGACAACGAAGTGATACAGCATGCCATTGTTTTGGCTTGTTCGTCTCGTCGTTTTGAAGTTTGGAAGGGGTCTCGACTCCTAAACAGCTTTATAAGCACGAGAGGCATTATGATGGGTGAATGCCTATCTAAAGCTGCGCTAACACTACTTAATTTAGCGTGCGAGCAAGAAGCTTTTGAGTTCTTCTATTTGAATTACACCACACCAGCGCGGACATTGCCCGCGCCATGTGAGGCTAATTCATCTAGTTGGCGTTGTCTTCATCTGGTTGGTGATGATCATGGTGCTCATGGCCCGTTAGGGTATTTGCACCGTATCACAGCCAATCATAATAGATGGGGATCGAAAGTATCCGCCGACAAGCATGCCATTGGTATGGTTGTTAAGTTTTGTGAAGACATAGTCTTCTGGGACGGTAGCCCTTCCTCTGAATACGAGGGAAGCTATACCACCAATACCGTTAAAGCACGGTTACTATCTACTGCGGCTAAAAGTCGAGAGATACTGGATGAGGCTAATCCCGCGATGGGAAAAGGCCTCGCCCTTGGTGCACGTCTTAAAACTTTCGAAAGTGTTCGATATCCATTATCACGTCTGGTTTCCATTCGTGATCGGTTTATCTTTCGGATGCAGTGGCATTTGCCACGCGATCACAATCTATTATCACTTCTCCTGACTCCGCGATTTGCGGGTGGTCTAGGCCTATATCAGGGAGTGAGTGATTTTGAAATGTGGTACTCACGTTGCGATGTGTGGGCTAAGAAGCTCCTTGCTGAATTGGCTTACGGTGAAAGTCCGTTACCGATTATACGCGAGATACGCTCTATGACCACAGTCTCATCGAAACGTGGATTCGAATTGAACTCAGTAATACTGGACAATTCGGAGCTTTATGGTCTTAACAAGACCTTAAGTTT